ACTAGCATTTAGAATGATACCGATGCCTTGCTTTTCTATAACTTCTTTTGTGCAAGCAGAAATAGGAGCACCGTCTTTCTCAGGGTGCAACACCACAATTGGTTTGGTATTCCATGCTTCTGGTATGGCAGACAGCTGTTCAGCAGTATATAGAGAAGCCCCGCCATTATTAACATGGACACCCTCTACCATCATAATCATAGGAAAAACCAAATAATGTTTTCCGTCGAGCGTCTCTTCGCGACACATGTCGTCTAACTTAATGCTCTTTCTAGAAATTATTAACATTTTTATTCTCCTATAAGATCAGTATAACACAATTTTTTTCAGAAATCAATATCTGATGTAATTATTCTGAAATCTCTTCAATTTTAGATTCTCTATCTTTCCGAGACAATTCATCTAATTCAGGAATCCAAGGTATCCAAACACATCTGCAATTAGGATGAAGTGGCAAAATTCCATGAGATTCACTTACCTTAAATCTTTTCGGATTACCGTTTTCATCTGTACCAAATTCTACGCACTTGTCACAAACACGGTCATCATTTGCATAAAGATATTCAACAAGAAGAGTGATTCCTTCTTGTTCAAAAGATTCGTATGTATCTAAAGACGCTTCTGAATGAGCCCTCATTATCTCTGTTCTTGCAATTAACTCAGCTCGTCTTATTCCAATCCCGTCTATTTTTTCCGCCATTCGTTTTGCAACAACTTTAGGATTAACACCTTCTATCATCCCTTGTGCTAATTCTGTTCTTATTCCATTGGCCATGACTTGCGAAACATTTTTCAAACTCTCGTATGTCCTGATATAACATAATGCGACTCTTGAAGCATGAATTGGTGCAGAAAAACTAGCTGCAAGCCATTGATCTGGTGTTAATCCTGTTAATCTACCAAATTTACCTCTAATATATGCGTCTGTCACACCTTGTTTATATGCAGAGGTAACATACATATCAGTCCATCTTTGATATCTTGCTTGCGTGCCTAGTTGGGCTTGAAAAATAATAGCATCTATATTTTGATCTAGCCATCTAGAAAAAGATTCTAAATAAGATGGATCGACAGGAAAATCATAAACATTAACAGTTATGTGAGGATAATAATTAAGAATCTTTTTCTCTACTTCTTGTTTCAAAAGATTCATTCTCTTTTTTAATTCAGCAAAAAACTTTTTGCTTATCCAAAGAGTTTTTGAGGGATCTCGTTTACTCAAGAACCGTGTCTTCCTCTTCTTCGCTTATCGGCAATGCAAGTGCCTCGCTTTGATTTAATATATCAGAAACTTCACCTGGGGAAAGATTCAAAATATGTTTCAAGAAATATTCTTCAGGAATAATGGCGGGTGCCATGACGGAATCTGCATACGCTTTCAAAGACTCTGCTTTTAGTTTACTTATCTCTGCTCGTTCTTTTTGAGATGTACTGTCTACCTTTAGCCATGTAATCATTATATCATCTGATGTTTCGGGCAAAATTTCTAAGAGCTGCAACCGTTTAACAAAAGGCCGCACGACATCATCCGATAGATAAGATTCCTGTCTGTCTCTAATCCTGTCTTCAAAAGTCATTTTATCTGCTGTAGAAGCCAAATGTCCCATCTCGCTACCCATGAGTATTCTGCCGGGTATTCCTGTATATGCTGAAATAGCATTTATTTGGGCTTTTATAAATGGTTCTGGATCAGATACCTGCACATCTAAAGATTTTGCATTTACGCCCTGTAATGTCAAAAATCTGGTCATTGATTGCACATATTGTTCAATCTGATCTTTCATTTCGAGTTTATCTTGAGAAGTAATATGCACATCAGGTTCAGCCTCAAATACATAACCAGGAAAACCCCCACGCATAAACATATGAGGAGAACCTTTAAGTAACAAAGTCACATTCAAAACATTCTCTATGACTGCTTCTAATCGTGGTTGACCAAAAATAACAGAATCAACAGCATTTTCTGTAAAATGAAGACATCTAGACCAATGAACAATAGTTTCTTTATTAGAATTGTTTTCATCAGAAAACTTTATAGAATACAATACAGGCATTCCATAACGTTCGTTAGATGGATTGTTCTCTACCTCTAATATCTCTACATTCGTTTCATCAAAAGGACGAAGATACAACAGTTCTTTACCTCGTTGCGCAGGTGTTTTGGGTTCTTGTCCATCTGCCAACCCTAAATACAAGATACCAAACCTACCTATTCCTGATAAAACATCGGCTTGTTTAAGCTTTTGGTGCACTTTTAATCCGGGTCTTAATATTAGTTTTGTTATTTCTTTTTCAAAAATAGTCTCTTTTGGAGAATCACCCTCAGTTATAGCAGGAAGAGCTCTCCAGCATTCGTTTGGGTACAAAGAAATGATCCTAGAAGCAATAGCATTCTTTTTGAACAAGTATTTATAATCAGCGGCTGAAAATTCGCCAGAATAAGAAGGAATGCCGTACATATCTTGAGCAAAATGCTCAATATTTTGCATCCTTCTTGAAAAGAAAGGGAGTGTCCTCATCATGTTATATACAAAATTTAGTTCTTTTTCATTCATTACCAGAGACCTCCTCTTTTCTGCTTTTTAATCAGCCAAGCATAAGCACCGGCACTCGCATCAACCATGTCTTTTGTTCTACCGCGTGGAAAAAATAAATGTTCCTTAATGAAATCTTTTGTCCATGGTCTGTTCATAATTAATACGTCTCCTCTATTCCACGCAATAGACCAAGGAGTCGCTCTTACCACCTTGTCTCCCGTAACCCTATCAGCATATACAGCGAATCCGAGTAAATTTTTTATCGAGTACTCTGCCGATTCTTTACCACCAGAACCGGGTTCTTGTTCAACAACTATAGTATACGGGATTCCGTCTATTTCGTCGATATTTGCTGTATCTCTGATAATTTTTTCACGTACTTCTGAAGACCATCTACCGGTTATACAGTCTAAAACAACCACTCTTCCCGATTTCATTAATCCTATCAATGAACCAGCGGTTTGTGCACCAGTTCCTCCAGCTGTACCTGCTTTATCCCAATATCTAACTTTTTGAATAATTTCAGAATCATAATGCTTGACAACAGACACCTTGTCTTCTAAAAACAAATTACCGCCCGAACGCTTCGGAGATTGACCAAACTGGCCTGCATAATCTAACGGACCTAGTGTTTTTTCATTTTCTTCTAATGTCTGTTTATCTAAACGAACGGTATCTAAAAGCCCATTCTTATAGTATTTCTTAAGCCTCTCTGGCTTGATCTCGTAATTATCTTCTGCAGGTAGACAAATATGTTTTATCCTGTTCTCTTGTCCTTCATTTATATCCAGAATATGCTGAGTCAAATCATCTTCAGACAATCTTTGCATAATCAGCAAAGTGAGAGAAACTCTCTTGTCGACCTTTCTGGTACTGAATGTTCTGTCATACCAATCAGTACATCCTTTAATTGAGACTTCAGAAATCGATTCCCGCGGATTCAATGGGTCATCTATTATGAGAAAATGTCCGTGCATACCAGTGGCTGTACCACTTGTTGACGTACTGAATCGTTCTCCACCTGTTTCTAATCCAAAATACCCTTTAGCATCGAGATCAGATCTGACCTTAATTTCTGGAAATAAAGTATTAAACAAATCTGTTCTTACTAAGTCTCTTGATTTAACAGACAAGTTTAATGATAATTCCCCAGAATATGAAGAACAAATAGATTTTAATGTCGGGTCTCTAGTCCAGACCCATACAGGAAACATAACAGAACACAAGGTAGACTTAGTGGTACCGGGAGGAACATTTATAATGATATCATATTTTTTAGGTTCTCTTCTAAATACTCTTTCTGCAGCCTTCTGAAGTTCTTTGCATATATATTTTATATGCCAATTTGGAACAAAGTTTTCAGCAATGAAAGAATCCCACATAGTCTTTACAAAAAAATAAAAAGACCTTCTGCATTGTTCAGCTATCACCTGATTTTTAAGTACAGATAATTCGTCCTGAGAAAAATGCAGAAGGTCTAAATTATCATTTTTCTGTATCTTCTGTTTCTTCTTCTTTTTGTTCTTCGTCTTCATTCATTTGCCTAAAAATGTCACTTAACGCGGCCAGCTGTTCATCTGAAAGTTTAGAGAGATCAACAGCATCATCTGTATTTTTGCCAGATACGCTTTCTATCCTGTTGCTGAATCTCCATTTTTCAGGTGCTCTGTTGGTTAAATAAAATATCATTGCCTTAACATCGCCGGCTACTTTTCGTTTTGTTCTTTTAACTATTTTTCTATTTCGCGATCTTTCGATAGTTATATCTTCTGCATCAAAACCAATTGCTCTTTCATATAGAGCATTTTCAACCTCTGTAATCAAAGGTTCTCTTGCTCTATCTAATATCATTGCGAGTTCTGGTTTTGTTCTTTTCCAATGTGAAAAGGTAGTCGGGTGTGCTCCAAGATTTATCGCGATCTGGGCATCATTGAGACCTTTAGATGCCATCTCTTCGATCTTCTTGTACATCGAGTCTTTCCAAACAACTCTTATTGCCATTGATTTCTCCTTTCTATCTATGCTACTATAAGGTAAGTATAGCATATCTATATGTCAATGTAAACATCCGCCCTTCATTTCGGTTCTCTGATAGCCATAAAGAGAGCCCTTGTTCCTTTAGGGCTTCTTACAAGCCCGGCCCCTTGTGACGCCTTCAAGGGGCTTTTCATGGCTAAAATTTTTCTGAGAAAATTTTCAATTTTCAAAAGCAAGATGGCGCGGTCGTCTATAACCCTGGTTTTGAGATCAGTTCATATGATGAAAATTGGAGAGAGGGTCGCGTCATCAACCAAGATCTCTCGTATGCAGAGCCTTTTTTTGACTTCAAAAAATTTAAGATCATTTTAACACCGTTAACATATTTAACACCTGTGGCAACTGTGCTTGGTCGCTGTGCTTGGTCGCTGTGCTTGGTCGCTGTGCTTGGTCGCTGTGCTTGGTCGCTGTGCTTGGTCGCTGTGCTTGGTCGCTGTGCTTGGTCGCTGTGCTTGGTCGCTGCTGCACTTTTTTGTTATGCCTTTTGAGAGAATTTTTGTGGCCCAAAACACGCACGCGGGTGCAGCAGAAGGACGAGCTCTCACGCTGCTTTTTTTGGTGAAAAAAAGCGCAAAACACGCACGCGGGTGCAGCGGAATGACGAGCTCACACGCTGCTTTTTTTTTGCACGGTGAACCAACCCAAAGGGATCAAAAACGTGTATGAGCGATTTTATTTTTAAAAATTTTTTTTGCAGTGATTTCAACTTTTTTTTTGTTGTTTTTACCTTGCGATTGATCTGTGTTTTTTTTCATGTTATTTTTTGTTTTTTTTCGAAAAAAAAAGCGCGCAAGCTGTTGAATGCTTGCGCGCTGGTTTTGGCGCTGGTACGCCGGCGTGTTACTTGGCGAGTGCACGTTCCGCAATCGCGAAGTAGATGGCGGCCCGCTTCGCATACCACTCGGCGCTCATGTTTTTCCCACGTGCCTTATATTTGGCCGTAAGCGTCGTCGTCAATTGCTCGAGTGTTCTGCTCGCCTTCACGTGCTCGATCGCCAGGTTCACATTGCTGACCGCCTTCTCCTTGGTGATCGCTTTTGCACCCACCTTCGTGTTCGCCTTCGTGTTCACCTTCGTGTTCACCTTCGTGTCCACCTTCGTGTTCACCTTCGTGTTCACCTTTGTGTTCATTGCCTTTTTCGCCATAGCTATGTCCCTTTACTTTTTTTTGCGCGGTTCATTCACCTACACCGTGTAGATGAACAAACGTGCGCGAACTTGACAGACACTATCGGATTCAACTATCAAAAAACTCAATTAAACTATACTTATAGTATAGCATATAACAACATAAAAAGCAAGCCTTTTTTTTGACTTTTTTTTGATGCTTT